CCGGCGCAGATTACCGCTGGGCAGGGGCGGCGGGGCGGCGCAGTTCTGCCTGTTTCATCCGCTGGATGACCATTATGGCTTTGCGCCGCTGGAGGCGGCGTCGACCGCGCTGGACACCCACAACGCGGCGGGGCGCTGGAACAAGGCGCTGCTCGACAATTCGGCACGGCCCTCTGGTGCGCTGGTCTATGCGCCAAAGGAGGGCGGCAATTTGAGCGAGGAGCAATTTGACCGGCTCAAAGCCGAACTGGAGGACCGCTATTCAGGCGCGCGCCACGCTGGCCGCCCGCTGCTTCTGGAAGGCGGACTGGACTGGAAGGCAATGGGCCTGACGCCAAAGGACATGGATTTTATCGAAGCGAAAAACGCCGCCAGCCGCGACATCGCGCTGGCCTTTGGCGTGCCTCCGATGCTGTTGGGCATTCCTGGCGACAATACCTACGCCAACTATCGCGAGGCCAACCGCGCCTTCTACCGGTTGACCGTCTTGCCGCTGGTTGGTCGCATGGCCAAGGAGTTTTCAGCCTGGCTTGCGCCGGCCTTTGCCGGTGAAGGACGCGGCTTGAGGCTCTGGTATGACGCAGACCAGATCGAGGGCCTTGCCGCAGACCGCGATGCGCTGTGGGCGCGCATCGGCGCAGCAGATTTTCTGACTGACGATGAGAAGCGTCAGGCGGTGGGATATGGGGGGAGGGGATGACTGAGATTAGGATGATCGGATGCGACTGGCGGTCTATTGTGACAAGAAAGAAATATGGCATAGTGACTGCCTGACTAGCCAACCTGCCGGGTAGACTAGTCAGGCATATCGGATCGATGGGACTCTGGCGAGGATTGAAAATGCTCTGTTTGACGCAATCGATCAAATTCACGCAGAATTAGGCTGCGGCCTTGAGATATCCCATGTTGTAGCGGATGGATGCTCGTCCGCCCCCAAGATCGATAACTGTGTTCCAATAACCGCTGCCGGGAACCGAGATCCTCGCCGGCAGCCGGTTAAAGAAACCACCAGAATACCGGTACCGCTCCCCTCTCCGATAATTCTGAAAGTTCATGTCGTCCATAACGAGCACGTTGCACTGATGCGAGCATTCGACAACGACAACGTCGCCGTCAGAAAGGTATTCTCTTGCGTGGATGAAATCTGACATCTGCTGAACCTCGTACATTTGTGCGTACATTGTTAACACGTCGACGGTAATAACAATGTCAATACGCCATATTGCGTTTTTAACGCCTATCCCATATGTCGAAGCTAGGAGTGGGGTATTGCACTCCTCTGAAAGGTGCTGCTGTGTCTGCGTTGAAGAAAGATAATATGAATGTCCGCGTCGCAGAGGACGAGCTTGATCTAATCAAGCGCGCCGCTGAAAGCTGCGGGAAGAGCCTTTCGAGTTTTGTCTTGGAGGCAGCAATGTTTAGCGCGCAGAAAGCTCTTATGGATCAACGATTCCTGTATCTCGACGCCGACATTTTTGATGACGTCTTGAAGCAGGTTTCGCAGCCTGCAAAAGCTCATCCTAGGCTTGCGGCTTTGATGAAGGCCGAGAACCTGTGGGCGACTTCCGAAAATTAGGTCTGTTTGCGCCCGAGCCACTTGCGGAAGGGCACGACTTCTCTGAATTCACTTCTGGCCGTCCAAGCTTGGACGGCTGGTTGTCGGACATGGCACTCTACAATCAGAGATCCAACTACACCCGAACCTTTGTCGTGAGAGACCAAGAATTCAGGGTTAGGGCTTATTACGCGCTCTGCGCCGGGATGATGATGCGCAAGGACGCGCCAAAGATCGTCGCTCCCCATGGCGCACCAGCCGAGATACCCATAGCACTTCTCGCACGTTTTGCCGTCCACAAGGAGGTCCAGGGTAATGGCGTGGGCTCGACACTTCTGGCAAGCGCCCTAAGAATGGCTGCCTCCGCATCGCAGGCGGTTGCGTTCCGGGCAGTGATCGTCGACGCGCTGGACGAGGATGCTGCGCGATTCTACCTAAAATTTGGCTTTAAGCCAACAAGGATCAGTCCACTGAAGTTAATCATGCCGACGCATGACATAGTGGCTTCACTGACTGGCTGAAACTTCGCATTGATTTGAAACGACGACGATTGTCGGCGTTCTTGTTTCGGAACACATCAATGACAGACATCTCCGAAGCCGCCTGGTTGTGGGCGGCGAAGGGCGCAGGCGCGGTTGCCGGTTCGGCGATCTCGCTCGCCTATGTTTTGCCGCGCGGCCGCCGTGATGCGGCGCTGCGCTTTGCAGTGGGCGTCGTGTCAGGCGTGATGTTTGGCGCGACAGCAGGGCTGAAGATCGCCCATGAGCTGGGTATCGAGCAGATGCTGGGTCCGCAAGAGACGCTGATGATGGGCTCGGCTGTGGCCAGCCTGTGCGCCTGGTGGGCGCTCGGTTTTGGCCTGCGCCTTGTTCAGCGCGACGACACATCGCCGCCACGCGCCGGCTGACGGCAATCGACCGACATTTCAACAGTGAGGAGACGGCCGACATGCTGGCTGGCGAACGCGAATTGATCAAACGCGTGGCGTTGCCGCTGCGCGTTGCGGGCAGGCGGCGCAGGCTGCCCGAAGAGCAGAAATTTGTTGGCGTTTCGATCGACAAGGTTGAGGCTGATGGAAGCTTTTCGGGCTACGCTAGTCTGTTTGGAAAGGTGGATCTCTCCAAGGACGTGATCGAACGCGGCGCGTTTGCGCGGTCGCTGAGAGATCGCGGCGCGAAGTCTATCCGCATGCTCTACCAGCATGACCCGAACCAGCCGATTGGCGTGTGGCGCGAGGTCAGGGAAGACGCGCGCGGCCTCTATGTCCGCGGTCAGCTCGCAACCGGGGTGGCGCGGGCGCGAGAGGTGCATGCGCTGATGAAGGACGGTGCTCTGGACGGGCTATCCATCGGCTTCCGCACAGTGCGCGCAAGACAGGACCGCGACGCTGGAGTGCGCCGCGTGCTGGAAGCCGATTTGTGGGAGATATCGGTGGTGACCTTCCCGATGTTGCCTGAAGCGCGCGTCGAGGCAGTCAAGGCGGCGGGGGATCCGGCGCTGACGGCGCAGATGCTTGCCGCAGCAGACCTGATGCGAAGCGCCCGTCGGCGCTGACAGAAATTCACCAACACAAGGAAAAACCTTATGACTGTTGAGACCAACGGGCGGCCAGCCGGCGCGCCCGAAACCAAGAATGCGCCTGAGCTCACCCAGGCGTTCGGCGAGTTCATGTCAGCCTTCGAGGCATTCAAGGACAGCAATGACGAGCGACTGGCTGAAATGGAAACCCGCCTCGGCGCGGATGTGATCACCAGTGAAAAGGTCGACCGTATCTCGCGCGCCGTGGACGAGCAGAAGCGCACGCTTGATCAGTTGACGCTCAAGGCGCTGCGTCCGGCGTTGGCAAGAGCAGACAAGGCGTTACCCAGCGAACACAAACAAGCCTTTGACGCCTATGTGCGCGGCGGCGATGACCGCCTGCTGCGCAGCCTTGACACCAAGGCTATGTCCTATGGTTCAGGCCAGGATGGCGGCTATCTTGTGCCGCTTGAGACTGAAGCCGAAATTGGCCGGCGGCTGGCGCAGATTTCGCCGATCCGCTCCCTGGCGACAATACGTCAGGTGTCTTCGGCGGTGCTGAAGAAGCCGTTTGCGACGACTGGCGCGCAGACCGGTTGGGTGGCCGAGACCGCCAGCCGCCCGCAGACCAATGCGCCAACGCTGGCCGAGCTGCAGTTCCCGACTATGGAGCTTTACGCGATGCCCGCAGCCACGCAGACCCTGCTCGACGATGCGGTGGTCAATCTGGACGAGTGGATCGCCGCCGAAGTAGAGACGGCTTTCGCCGAACAGGAAGGCGCCGCCTTTGTATCAGGCGACGGGGTCAACAAGCCAAAAGGGTTCCTTGACTATGGTATCGTCGCCGAAGGGTCGTGGGCCTGGGGCGATATCGGATATGTCGCCACCGGCGTTGACGGCGCGCTGCCGGCCAGCGACCCGTCCGACAAACTGATCGAGACGATCTATGCGCTCAAGGCCGGTTACCGCCAGAATGCGCGCTGGGTGCTGAACCGAAATACCCAAGCGGCGATCCGCAAGCTGAAGGACGCCGACGGTAATTATCTCTGGCAGCCGCCGGCGGCGCCCGGTCAGGCCGCCATGCTGATGGGTTTTCCGCTGGTTGAGGCCGAAGACATGCCGGATGCGGCGACTGACGCAACGCCGATCGCCTTTGGCGACTTCGCGCGCGGCTATCTGATTGTTGATCGCGTTGGCGTTCGCGTGTTGCGCGATCCATACTCGGCCAAACCCTATGTGCTGTTTTACACGACCAAGCGCGTTGGCGGCGGGGTGCAGGATTTTGATGCGATCAAACTGCTGAAATTTGGAACCTCATGACGGAAAATCCGTGATGCCGGGCTGCAAATGGACAGCCGCTCAAGCTCCGGTGCTCGCGTACGCGGATGTACGCTGCGCTCCGGTTCTCTCCGCTATCCATTTTCGCCACAGCCCGACGGATTTTTGAGACTGCGCCCAGCGAATGCATCGCGTTCGGTGTCGCCTGCTGCTCCCCTCAGCTGATGATGCCGGGCGGACCGCCTTGAACCTCCCGCAGGGCGGTCCGCATTTTCTTTCTTTATGACAGGACATTTCATGACGCTCTACCGAACCGTCGAGCCGGCGGCTGAACCCGTCACGCTGGCGGAGGCAAAACAACATCTGCGCATCCATCACGACAGCGAAGACACGCTGATTGGCGGGTTGGTGCGTGCGGCGCGTGAGGACGTGGAACGCGCGACCGGCCTGGCGTTGATCAATCAAAGCTGGCGGCTCGCGCTCGATGACTGGCCGGCCGATGGCGTGCTGACGCTGACGCGCTGCCCGGTCAAGGAGATAAACGCCGTCACGGCTTACGGGGCGGAGGGCGAAGCGCGGGTTTTAGATCCGGCGGACTATTTCGCCGATCTGGGCTCAAGACCAGCACGGCTTCACTTTGAAACGAGCCCTGAGCCACTGCGTGTCATGAACGGCGTCGAGGTGGACTTTCTCGCCGGTTATGGCGAAGCAGGCCCCGATGTGCCGGACCTCATCAAGCGATCGATCCTGGTGCTTGTAGCGCATTGGTATGAGTTCCGCGCGGCCGTCGGCCCGGCAGGTCAGCCGGTCTCCTATCCCGCAGGATATGACCGGCTGATCGCCGGCTACAAGACACGGAGGCTTTAATGCAGGCGCTGTTTGTCGACCCTGGCGCGCTGCGCATTGAGATGACGCTTGAAAGCTGTGCAACGGTTCAGGACGTCACTGGCGGGTTGGTCGAAGCCTGGAGCGAGACGGCAACCGTGTTCGCCCGTATTGAGCCGGTTACGGCAACCAGCGTGTTTGGCGCCGACCAGACGCTGGAAAGCGTGACGCACCGGGTGACGATGCGCTGGCGAAACGGCGTCGCCAGCGGGATGCGTCTCAGACGCGGGCCGCGCCGCTTTGACATCGTGACCGTGCACGACCCTGATGAAACAGGGCGCTATCTCATCTGCCGGGTGAAGGAGACCGGGCTTTGAACATCACCATGAAACTGACCGTCGACGCGCTGGTACAATCGCTGCGCGGGCTGGCGCATGATCTGGCGGAGGGCGTCGAACAACGTTACGCTGAACAATTGAGGCGGGGAGAAGCGCTGCGCGGGGCAGCGACGGATCGCGCCCCGAAAGAACCGGGAAAGGGTCGCGCCAATGAGCGCCGCCGCTGAACTGCAAAAGGCCATCTTCGCGAGGCTGAAGGCCGATGCCGCGCTGACCGGACTGCTCGGCGCGGCGAAGATTTTTGACCATGCGCCCGCCAATGTGACATTTCCCTATGTCACCTTCGGCCGCACGTCGGGTTTTGACTGGAGCACCGGCACAGAAGACGGCAACGAACATCTGTTTACGCTGCATTTCTGGTCCAAGGCGAAAGGCAAGGCTGAGTCACTGGAGTTGATCGAGGCGGCGCGCGCCGCTCTGCACGACGCGCCGTTGGAACTGGAAACACACCATCTGGTCAACCTGCGGCAGGAGTTTTCCGAGGCGCGCTTCGACGATGACCTGTCGCTCTATCAC